TTAGACATAAGAACAAACAAAACATTTACATAAGAGGATAATATGAAACCAACAAAAAAAGATAGAAAGAAGTTTGATTTAGATTTACAATATGGTAGCATCCGTGAGGATAAAATAGCAGACATGCTTACCAATAAAAAAATAGAAGTTAAATCCGAGAGAGACATCTGGCAGAAGTCAGGTAACATTTGCATTGAGTACGAGTCTTGGGGTAAGCCCTCAGGAATTAGAGCAACCGAATCAGACTATTGGTTTCATAACCTTTGTATTGGTAAGGATGAATTCTGTACTCTTGTTTTTAAAACAGATACACTTAGAAAGATAGTAGACAAACTAGATACATTTAAAACTGTATCGGGTGGAGACAACAACGCTAGTCGTATGTTCCTTGTGAACTTACAGAAGTTATTTTCTTCTGATGTTATCAAAGCTTTTAAAGAGATTAAAGATGAAAAAGAAACAGACAAAAAAGTTGCCTAAACTAGATACGCTTGTAGAAGATATCTATAAAACGATAGGAGTTTTATCAGAAGATAAGGCTCTTAACATATCAGACGAAGACTATGAAAGGTTTGGTCAAGATATGAGTGATGCTTTAAAGGGGTGGGCAACCCCTCAGCCTAGACCTAAGGGTGGCTTAAGAATGTCTAACATCGGTAGACCATTAAGAAGATTGTGGTATGATTTAAATCTTAGCGGAGAACATCAAGAAAAAATTGACCCACCGACTTTCATTAAGTTTTTGTATGGTCATCTGTTAGAAGTGTTGTTACTTTTCTTTGTTCGTTTAGCAGGGCATGTTGTATCTGCAGAACAAAAAGAAGTATCAGTAGAAGGTATTAAAGGACACATGGATTGTGTTATAGACGGGGAAGTTATTGATGTAAAGACTGCATCAGGCTATGCTTTTAAGAAGTTTAAAGAGGGTACACTCGCACAGAACGATGCCTTTGGATACTTACCACAGTTAGCAGGGTATGAGGAAGCAGAGCAGACTACTGAGGGAGGTTTCTTAGTAATGAATAAAGAAACAGGGGAACTAACCACGTTCATACCTGATGATTTAGATAAGCCTAACATCATACATAAAATAAAAGAAGTAAAAAAAGCTGTTTCCCTTGACAGTCCTCCGACTAGGTGCTATAATACTATAGCAGAGGGTGTATCAGGTAACATGAAATTACCTATGGGATGTCACTACTGCCCTCATAAATTTACTTGTTACGCAGACTCTAACGAAGGTCAAGGCTTACGGACTTTTGCGTATGCCAAAGGCAATGTATATTTAACTAATGTAGAAAAACTACCTAATGTAAAAGAAATAATATGAATGGGAAACAATCTAAACGATTAAGACAACAAGCAAAAGAATTAACAGTAGAGTGGATTCATTCTTTATTACCTGAAAAGGAAGCAGCTAAAGTAAACTTAACTAATTTTCAAGACCACATGCCTGACCAAACTCATGTCTATGCTAACAACAAAATTATGTTGTCTGCTTACTCAGAAAAATGGTTTGTCAAACAATTAAAAAAGGATTTTTATGAAAAGAGGATATAGAAAACCAAGGAAGATTAGACCTGTAGAAAAAGATTTACCTAAGGGATATGATTCAGGTTGGGAGTACAAGCTACACATTGATAAGCTTTGTAAGTGGTCACACCACTCAGACAAAGTTGAGTATGTCATAGAGCATAAGTATGAGCCAGACTTTACTAAAGTATTTAATGGGACAGAATATTTGTTAGAAGCTAAGGGAAGGTTTTGGGATTACAACGAGTACAATAAATACATTTGGATTAGAAAATCTTTGAAGGCTAATCAAGAATTAGTCTTCTTGTTCTCTAGTCCTAGCTCTCCTATGCCCCAAGCTAAAAGAAGAAAAGACGGAAGTAAACGAAGCCACTCAGAGTGGGCAGAAAAAAATAACTTTAGGTGGTTCTCTGAACACACACTACCTAAAGAATGGATAGAATAATTATGAAAGAAGATTTAGTAAACAGTCCTCCTCACTACAATCAAGGTGGTGTAGAGTGTATAGAAGCAATAGAGTCTATGCTATCAGTAGAAGAATTCATCGGCTACCTACGTGGTAACTCTTTAAAGTACCGATGGAGGTTTCGTTATAAGAATGGACTACAAGATTTAGAAAAAGCTAAGTGGTACGAAACAAAACTAGAGGAGTTACTAAACAGTAAGAATGATTACATCAAGGAAAAGAAATGATTAAAGATAAAGTCGGTACTAAAGAATATTTAGGAATACAAATTGATTACGACAAAGAAAATAAATTAAATAAATTTAGTATAGATACTTTAAAGGACAGGTATCTTTACGAATCAGCAGGAGAAACACATGCACAAGAAGCCTTCGCAAGAGCCTCAGTCTTTGGAGCAACATTCAAAGGGGTCACAGATTTTGCTTTGGCTCAGAGACTTTACAACTACAGTTCCGATTTATGGTTCATGTTTAGCACTCCTATTCTTAGCAATGGGGGAACAAATAGGGGTCTACCTATTAGCTGTTTTCTCAATTACGTACCTGATAGTCGTGATGGGTTATCTGCTCACTATGATGAGAACATATGGCTCGCAAGTTCAGGTGGAGGTATTGGTGGATATTGGGGAGATATTAGAAGTAATGGCATCGCTACTGCTAACAATAGTCGTTCTACTGGTTCAATACCATTTATGAAAGTAGTTGACTCCCAGATGTTAGCGTTCAATCAGGGAGTTACAAGACGAGGTAGCTATGCTTCTTACATGGACATAGACCACCCCGAAATAGAAGAGTTTATAAACATTAGAAAAGAATCTGGTGGAGATATAAATAGAAAGTGTTTGAACATTCACAACGGAGTTAACTTAACCAATGATTTTTTACAGGCTGTACAAGAAGATGCAGACTGGAGATTGATAGACCCTAAGACAGGAGAAGCAGTTAAAACTATTAGTGCTAGAGATTTATGGTGGCAGATTATAAACACTAGGGCAGAGACAGGAGAGCCTTACATGGTTAATATAGATACCTGTAACGAAACTTTACCTAAAGAACAGAAGGCACTAGGTCTAAGTATTAAACAAAGCAACTTGTGTTCTGAAATAACTTTGCCTACCAACGAAGAACGAACAGCAGTATGTTGTTTGTCAAGTGTTAACTTAGAACATTATGATACTTGGTCAACCGACAACAATTTTATATCAGATTTAATTACAATGTTAGATAATGTTATTCAACATTTTATAGATAACGCAATAGACACAACAGAATTAGGAGACTACAATGCAAACTTTAAACGCTTTAAAAATCACATACGAGAAGGGAAGGAAGGCTTTACAAAGTCTAGCTTCTCGGCTTACAGAGAGAGGTCACTCGGCTTGGGAGCAATGGGCTTCCACGCATATTTACAAAAGAATGAAATTCCTTTTGAAGGAATATTTGCAACGGGGTTTAATAACAAAGCTTTTAACCACATTAAAACTAAGTCCGTGGATGCGAGTAAAGTTCTTGCAGAAAATCGCGGTGAAGCTCCTGACATTACTGGTACAGGTCTCCGTAACGCTCATCTTTTGGCTGTTGCTCCTAATGCCAGTAGTTCTATTATATGTGGTGGTACTTCCCCAAGCATTGAACCATATCGTGCGAACATATTTACGAACTAAACTCTATCCGGTTCGTAACAAGTTAAAAATAAATACTTAGTTAAAATTATATCTAAAAAGAAAGGAAACAAAATTGATATTTGGAAAGAGATAACTGCTAATAAAGGTTCTATACAATCAATGCCTATCTTTACAGATAAAGAAAAAGAAATTTTTAAAACAGCAGACGAGCTGAATCAAATCTGGATAGTCGAACATGCTCACATGAGACAGCAGTATGTTTGCCAGAGTCAGAGTGTTAATTTATTCTTTGTATCTCCTAAAGCTACAGAGACTCAAGAAGTACACGATGATTACTTACAGTACCTAAACGATGTTCATTGGTATGCCATGCACAAACTAAAGTCTTTATATTACTTTAGGTCTGAATCTGCAAGGGATGCCGAGAATGTAAATATTAAAATACCTCGCATTAAATTAGAAGATGTAGAGTGTGTAGCCTGCGAGGGTTAAGGAGAAATAGAATGC